GTATTCTTAGATGGAAGAGATACATTATTATTGTTAGCACCTAACCGAAGACCACCATTGAAACTGTTCTTATTGTTGTTGGGCTTAGCGTTATTGTTGGACTTGTTATTATTAGGCTTAGCGTTATTCTTCTTGTTATTATTGGACTTAGCGTTATTGTTGTATAGAGGGTTATTTTTCATATTTGGTTCAAATAGGGGATTATTCCGTGTAGTATTTTTATTGTTCGTGTTATTGTTACTGTTAGAGTTGTTATTACTGTTAGAGTTGTTGTTACTGTTAGAATTTGTATTGTAGATGGGTTTCTTAGAAATCTCATTTTGAACATCATTTTGGAGTTTCTTAAGAATCTGATTGGCCACATACTCTATGTCCGCATTTCTGTTATTCTTATTGTTATTTGGTTTCTTGTACGCAGTCCTTGGTGCACGATTAACATTACTCAATGGCCTATTAGGGGGTTTTGGTGTGTATTTTTGAATGGAATTTTTAACATCTTTATTGAGAATGTGATTGATAATACCATTGGTTACACTTCGTACAACCACTTTATTATTAGTACTCAAGTTCTTGGCGTTGTTTTTGACGTTGTTATTGACGTTGTTTTTAGTGTTGTTATTGGTGTTTACAGAATTATTAGTCTTCACATTACTCCTATTGATAGAATTAGTGATATCCTTTTTCAAAAGTTGATTGAGAATACCATTGTTGCTATCAGTTATATTTCTAGCAAGTTTTCGATCGTTAACCTTGTTGTTAACTCCAGCTACTACAGCTTTATTCACGTCCTTGTTAATCTCATTGAGAATCTGGTTGGCTACAATATTGACATCTTTGTTGTTAGCCTTATTGTTCTTAGGTCCATTATTGGTGGAATTGGGTCCATTACCAGAATTGACCTTATTAGGGGGGAGAGTGTTTCCACCTATACCCGCATTAGGTACAACCTTGTTCGCGTTGTTGGTTGCCGCATTAGGTCCATTCTTATTCGCGTTATTAGTTGCCGCGTTAGGTCCCGCCTTATTCGCGTTGTTGGTTGCCGCATTAGGTTCAGTCTTGTTCGCAACGGTACCATTTTTCTTGCACCTACCCATCATTCGGTTCATCATCCCACACTTCTTAGAACCATTAGCAGCGGCGGCACCAGCGGCAGCACCGGCAGCACCAGCGGCGGCCGCGTTCTTCTTCTTAAACATCCAGTTAAACATACCAGGTTTCTTAGGACCGTTAGCAGCGGCTGCTTTAGCGGTGGCAGCATTGGCAGATTTTGTTGCCATCTTATTTGCAAACGAAGCTTGCTTACCCTTAATCGCATTGCTACCCGGAGCAGAGGCACCACCAGTGAGGAAAGAAGGCTTCTTCTTGAAACCATTGCTAAACTGAGTTGGGGGAGGACCCGCATTGGTACCAGTAGAAGTGGAAGTGCTCGCAGTTAAGAAAGCAGGCTTCTGTTTATTCTGAGTTGGAGTAACGATCTTATTAAAGCTCATTTGAGTCCCAGAGTTGGTACCAGTACCCGCACTCGTAGAAGTTACCTGAGTACCCGCATTCGTTTGACTTCCAGAATTAGTCTTAGTCACTTGACTTCCGATGTTGGTAGTAGAAGCAACAAACGATGGTTTAAATTTCAGCTTATTTGGGAAATTTAAGGAGGTGGTACCAGTGTTTTGGTTAACCTTGAATTTCAAACCATTCTTGTTACCGGAGAGATTCGCCGAATTATTGTTATTACGGCGGTTGTTACCAAAGTTGTTGTTACCACGGTTATTGTTATTGAAGCCATTCTTCTTATTGGCATTAAAGTTGTTGAAGTTCGAGTTTCGATTCTCGGTATTATTGAAAGCAGAATTATTGTTGAAATTTCTGCGGTTGTTATTAGCTGCTGTGTTGTTCACTGCTGTGTTGTTACGCACTGCCGTGTTGTTCACTGCTGCGTTGTTACCCGCATTAGGAACGTCCTTGGTTATGAGACGCTTACTCACGATCTTGATGGGCTCACGAATCTTCATATATCTGAGACGCTTCCCGATCGCATCAACTAACTGCTTTTTGGTCATCTGCTCAATTTGAGAGGTGAGACCAACCTTACGAGCAATTCTTTTGAGATCATTGCGCTTCGTGGCAGAATCAAAAAGTAGCTCGTAATCTAAATGTTTGAGTGGTGATGCGCGATCGACTAAATACGTACGATCAGCAGTCATAACGAGAGGAGGTAGGGGTAACTTCCCACCACTAATATTGTTATAGGCATCACACATCTGTTTTCTTGTTAGTTTAAGGTCTTCCCCAGTCTGCATCTTGATTGCTTTTCTGAGGGTTTCTATGTCAGCGTCTGGGTCACACGCTTCCGTCATTTATATTAAACTAACAAAAAAAGTACTAAGGAGAAGTGAACCCTATGTTGTACAATTTTACTTTTTCTTCATATGTCATGTTAAAATTAAACACATTTGTATCACGAACATTTATGTCTATAACCTCTACTGGCATATTATACTCTATCCTATTCTTGAGTGAAGAACGAACTAAACACTCTACGTATTGTTTAGGTGTTTCTACGGTTTCCTGATAGATACGATCCATCTTAATCTTTACACACGAAATCTCATGTGGTTTCTTATCTAAGAATGGATTGATTGGATATTGTTCTTGTGTACCACCATCCACATAGGTCTTACCGTTATAGTTTCCACACGCAAATATGAGAGGTACAGCCATAGACATACATACGGCATCAATAACCTTCATGTCTGGATGTGTATCACGAGAGAAATACTCAGTTTCATTGGTATTTAGACAAAATGCTGATATGTATATTTTCATATCTAATTCTTGGAATGTTGGATCACATCCACAGATTTCAACTAATTTTTTACGAATTGGAGACATTGATACAAAACCAAATTTACTGAAAAATGAACCCAAACGTATCTTGACGAAATTCGGGATATCTAAATCAAGGGATATTTCTAAAATTTCATCTACAGACATTCCTAATGCTAAAAATAATGCCAAAATTGCACCAGCCGAAGAACCTGAGATCTCTTCTACATCCGCCAATCTAGATTCTCGGGCCTTTAGGCATCCTATGAGTGAATATATCGCCATGGACGCCGGACCCAAGACTAGATACTTCATCTTCCTACTTAGTAGAATTGAGGAAATTGCCGACGTAAAAGCGCGAAAATTACGGCAAAAACGATCGCATGAATCATGACGGATTCCACACTGGTCTCTCCCGACATGTACACACCCTTCGAACCTGGAGGCAGAGTGAGAAGAAGACCTGGACTGAGAAGAAGGAATAGAGAGGTGGTCACAAGAAGATCGGTTTGTGTGAGAACTAAGCCCATAGCCTTGGCCACCATACTGTAGACCAGGAAGAACACAAGGGCGTGAAAGAAAACAGACATTTGATCGGTTTTTCGGTTCATGTAAGACAGTTTTGAGCCGTCGGTAGTAACCACCATACCGGGGCTCAGTGCGAGAAAAAGCGCTGCAGGTATGGCAACTTTTTGTGTAGTAATATCTGGTAACATTTACCATATACACATATAATTTTTAGCATAATTTAAAAAATCGTTTAACGTTGCACCCCTCATCATTTCTTCATGAAGTCCATTATCATTGATTGTGCGTCTAACATGACGCCAAATGTAAGCCAAACGTTCTTCATACCATTTGGTCTGCTCCTCGTATTCCCATGTTACCCTTTCCTGAGGAGAATAATGTTCTATGAAACAAAACTCAACAAAGTCACAGAATTTGCCACTGTGATTAATGTGTGCGTCATACAAGAGAGTGTCAATCTTGTTCCACATCATGTGAAGTTCATCTGAGTATTCGACTTCCCAGTCTTCGATATTCAGAGGAGTGTTTTCGATGTTAAATTCATCGTCGTCACTGTCATGGGTTTCAAACCCGATGTTAGCTTCGTCGACGTACTGGCTCCAAACCATTATTGTTGTATTTGTATTTCTACTTATCTTCTTTTACGGGCTTATCTTTTATACCGGTTAACGAAAGAGAAGTTGATTCCTTGACTTTAAGATTATCCGTAATCGCGTTTAAAGCCCCTTCAACCTTCGCTTCATCACCACTGAAGAATTTGTTAAGCCCCTCCTTCACAGCATCCTTATTAATACCAGCCTTCCGTACACTTTTACGAATACTGATTTTTCCCTTCCGTAGGTTAATGGTATCAATGCCCTGTTCCTGCATGTGTTTCTTCACATTCTCCTTAAGACGCTTCTCTTCCTGATTAAGGACCTTGATATCAGATTTTGCTTCGGCAAGTTGTTTAGTAAGTTCTACGAGCTTAGAAACGCTCTCACTCAGTTCATTCGGTACAGAGGTCATTTAATGAATATTGTTTTTTAATCTTTAAGCACAGAGACCCCTTTGCATGGTATCAGGAGTGATAGTGGAATTGTTCCAAACAAATGGTTGCTTTGGGTTGGGAGGATCAGCCCTGATCTGCTGGTTCGCGTTCCTGAGGGCACCACCGATAGTCTCGGGGTAACCAACCTGGGCGCGTGGCTCAAGGAAGTTCTGTCCCTTGAGAACATCCTCGGGTGCGAATTGGCCGAAGTCCTCCTTGGAGGCAACCTCGCGGGGGAGAAGAGAGGACGCAAGACCGGTACCCTTCTGCATACCGGTAGTGGCGGCGGAGGGACCAGTGGTGGCGCTAGAACCGAACACACTGTACTCCTTCTCGGTGATGGAATAATTGGAAGATTTGTTCATGACACAAAGAAGATAGATGACAACAGCGATGGCAGCGAGCATCAAGATTTGCTGAGTGCGACCTTTCATCATAGTTTATATATAGTTAACAAATTTTTTTATTCGGTGAGAATGTCAATTCGTTCTTTGATTACCTTCTGAGATTTGGCTGGGGGTTCGGGTTCGGGCTCGGGCTCGGGCTCCGGTTCGGGCTCAGGCTCCGGTTCGGGCTCGGGCTCAGGCTCAGGTTCGGGCTCATCGACAAAGGCGTACTCGTCTGGGTAAACATCGGTTACTGGTTCTTCCTTGACTGGATCATCGTGGAGACGGATCTGCACAACATTCCAGTTTCCACCGAAGGCCTTTTTGGCAAACCACAGTCCTGCGAACTCAACAAGTACGTCACAGGTCTTCTCGGGCTGGACATTATCAAACTCAAGTGGCTCCTTTTGGGTGTTGAAAACGCGAACGGGTGGCTCGGTTATAACGTCTACAGTCATCTGTCCCCCATTCATAACGCTGCTGTAAGCGCCGTTGATTACACGCTCAGAAAGCTGCTTACCAAACCATTCAGAGCTATTCTCATGTGCGGCGGAAAGATTCATAGACTCAATATCGGAGATCTTCTTAACATTGGTGTCGGAATTGAGTTCAAAAGTCATCTCCCCTGAGACTTCGGATACAGTTACACCATTCAACTGAACTAGGCATTTACGCTTTTCATCACTAGAGGCTTTTACAAAGTAGAGACCATCGTCACCCCTGGCTGGAGGATTGTAAAACATTATGGTTTAAATAAGTCTTACTTCTTTAACCCAATAAAAGGTATAGCGGCGGCGTTATTCAGAAGATCTTTTGATACCCAATTATTACGATTAGCCTTGTAACCATATAGCGTCTTGGAGGTGTTGATATTTTTGGGTAAGGTTTTGGCCTGGATAGGTCGTAAGGGGAACTCATTCTTGACGTAAGCGTTATTTTTGACATTTGTCCATTTCAGAGTCTTCAAATTGAAACGCTTATTTCCATGGGTCTTCTCAAATCCTTCGATGTTCATTTTGTTATTTACTGGTTTTAGACCATGAACAAGCTGCTTAGATAAACGTTCCTTAGAAGGTTCGGTGGTGAACTTGGAGTACTTACGAGGATCTACCTTTTTCGCCTTTTTGATGTTAACATTTCTATGTTTAGACACTGAAGTTGTCTTCCTGGTAACAATCTTACCGCGAACCTTCTTGAATGCTGATTCCATAGAATCTGCTCCAGTGACCCGCTTATCAAATAAACGAGCAAGTCGCACGAGACGGAGGCGATCTTTTGCCTTCTTTTCAGGTCTCAATCGGAGCTTTTGCATCAAATAAATATCTTCGATGAGGAACTCTTTACTCGCAATGAAAATCTTTTGGTTATTGATCATCTTATCAGTGAGTGCATCTCTGTAAATAATACCCCTGCGCTTTGTTTGAGCTACTTCATATCCAAATTCATTTGGTCTCATAAAGGGTATATCCAAAATACCACCCAGGGTTTGATTCTGAATTCTACCAGTGGCTGGGGAGAAGAAACGAATGTTCAAGTCAAGAGCAAATAATTCAACATCAATGAAAACGTCACTCTTAGAGGGTTTGTTCGTAGAACTACCTTTCTTCTTTTTGATAAGGGTATATCTCCTAGTTACGTAAGGACCAGCTTTACTGAAACCAACACCCATAAACTTGAACAGTTTACTATGGGTCTTTTGGAACGACATAATACGTTTCTTGATCCGTACGTTGAGATTTTTCGCGTATTTACCCAACATATCCCATAACAACAGTTTGAGGGCTTGGAGTTTACCAAAGTACTTGGTATTTGTTTTCATAAAAGGAACAAATTTGGCGTCAATATCTGTAGTGACTATACGGTCATTAAAGTCTACATAGTAATTGAACGCCTCTCCACCACTCACGATGAGATCACCAGAGGATTTGAGACTTTGGGTAAGATTACCAATGGTGTCAAGGATTATGTCTCGAATGGAATCTGTTACCAACACGTACATCATCTTCTCCAACTCTTTGTCAGAATGCTTGCTCCTTAAACGCTCTCTGAACTTACCCAGATCTCTCTGTTCGTTCCTGTCGAAATATTTTTTCAATTTCGCATCTTTGAAAAATAAATTCTCATTCATAAATTTTTCAATGGTAACTTTCGAGTAACTTTTCTCATCCATTAATATATTGGGATATAATAATATGGTCTGTAATGTTATTGAAGAATGCAGATGCTATGCGTATGACGATGTGAGGAACCCCAAGAAGGAGCAGTTTTGTGGTGTACGCAAGGGACCTCATGTCATTCCATGCCCAAAGGACTGCTGTGCTGGTGGATGTCCTGGTAAGATACCTAAACAGCCATTCAGAATCATCAAACGCCCCCGCGCGGCTAAACCCGAACGGAGAATCGATTGGATTGATATAAAGGTCTTAATGTTTTTGGCGGTAATTCTTGCCTGTATTTTCCTGCTTCTATTGTGACTTAAAGATTAACCACCTAGATAAGATATAATGTCTCTCGAAACTATTCAATCCGAAATTGCTGCTCTCCGTGCTGATGTCAAGTCTCTCGTTAAGCTCGTTCGTAAGGTGAAGAGCGTCCAGGATGATCCTACCGGCGAGAAGGCTAAGGCTCGCGCCGCGAACAACGGTTTCAACCGAAAGCAAGAAATTACACCTAAGTTGCGCGAGTTTCTTTCACTTCCTGAAGGTGAGCTCATCTCTCGCTCCGAGGTAACCAAGTTCGTGAACGCCTACATCATTGAGAAGGGTCTCAAGCATCCCGAGAACGGTCGCCAGATCATTCTTGACGACAAGCTCCGTGATCTTCTCGCTCCCCCTGCGGATGTTGTTGTGACCTACCTCAACCTCCAAAAGTACCTCAGCCCTCATTACATTAAGAAGGCTTAAAAAAATAAAAACACATAATAATAACAACAAAATATGGTAGGTTTCGTTACTAAACCTCAAATTGAACAACTTGTTGGTACAAAGATCAAAAATCTTGATTTGTACCAAAAGGCTTTTACACACAAATCCGCTCTTAAGGAATATGAACAATTGAATGAATCATTTGAGACCCTAGAATTTATTGGTGACTCCGTGCTCGGTTTCGTTATCACTAAATTCCTGTTTGATCAATACGAAAGTCGTCAAGAAGGTTTCCTCACGAAAGCTCGTACAAAGCTGGTTCGTGGTGAAACATTAGCAAATATTGCAAAGTTGCTCGGTCTCGAACAGATGGTTATAATGGATGAGAAGGGGATGAGGAATGGTTGGAATAACAATCCTAAGATTTTAGAAGATGTCTTTGAAGCTCTGATTGGAGCGATTTACATGGATCTAGGTCTCCTTCACGCTAAGGAGTTTGTTCTTAGGATCTATAATGATCCCAAGTTCATTGATATGAATCTTATCATGATAGATGATAACTTCAAGGATCATCTGATGCGCTATTGTCAGCTTAACAGCTGGCAACTCCCCGAATATCGGGTGGCGGGGCATCATGAAGGAATTTTTTACATTGACATCTGGATAAACGGTCAATTTATGAGTAGAGGAACGGCTAAAAGTAAGAAGCAAGCTGAACAAAATGCAGCTAAGTTATTCTTCGAACAGCTTAAAAACTATAGACCCTATTAATTTAATATGCACCCAAATGTGAAAGCGCTGATCGAGAGGGAGTATGCAGCCCAGAAATCAGAGGAGTGGCTTGCCCTACGTGGAAACATGCTCACAGCATCTGATGCAGCCACTGCCATCGGTAAAAACAAGTACGAAACACCCGATAAACTTCTTCTCAAAAAATGCGGTCTCGGTGAAAAATTTACGGGGAATGCAGCTACTCGCCACGGAGAGTTGTACGAAGACGAAGCCCGTATCCTGTATGAACAGCGTCACAACGAAGTTGTTCATGAGATCGGTCTTTGTCCCCACCCCGTACACAAATGGCTAGGTGGAAGCCCGGATGGTGTATCAGAATCTGGCAAACTTGTTGAGATTAAGTGTCCTCCACAAAGGGCTATCATCCCCGGTGAAGTACCTGAGCATTATATGCCACAGCTGCAGCTTTGTATGGAGATTTTAAATTTAGAATCCGCGGACTTCATTCAATATAAACCCGCAGCCACGAATTGGCCAAAGCCGGAAGAATTTGATGTGGTCAACGTTCCTCGTGATCGTGAATGGTTCAAAACCTATTTGCCAGTCATGAAAGAATTCTGGGACAAGGTTCTCTACTTCAGAGAACATATAGATGAACTTCCAGCACCTAAGTCGAAGAAAACTCGGAAGAAAAAACAACCAACTGAACCACCTCCTTGTGAGATCGAACCAAACCCCGACGAAGACTTTTTCAATGAAGATTGAAGGACTTAACGGCCGCCTCTTTGCTCCCTACCAGCGTGATGGTGTTAAGTGGATGCTTGGAATGGAGGCTCAAACATCTGGCCCCAAGGGGGGCTTTCTCTGTGACGAAATGGGTCTGGGTAAGACCGTGCAACTGATCTCTACGATGCTCGCAAATCCAAGAGATCGTACACTCATCATCGTACCCAAATCTATTATCACTCAATGGGTTGAAGAAATCAACCGCTTCGCACCCAGTCTAACTGTCAGTGTTTTCGACGGTCCCAACCGAAAGCTCGATATGGAGACCAAAGTGATCATCGCACCTTACACTTTGGTCGCAGAGAGGAAGGATCAAACAACTCCTCTCCACAATGTCATGTGGGACCGTGTTATTCTTGACGAAGCCCATGAGATCAGGAACAAACGCAGCAAAACATTCAAGGGTGTTTGTGATCTCAGAACGGATATCAAGTGGCTGGTCACTGGAACACCAGTGTTCAATTCTATGGATGACTTTGTGAATCTTTGCGCCTTTTTGGGCATCCCCAAGAACTTTGTTCAAGGAAGAACCAAGGAGATCAAGGACATCTACATCCTCCGCAGGACCAAAGAAGACCTGGCTAAGATCAATGAGCGTCTTGCCCTTCCTCCTTGTTACTTTGAGAATGTGGAACTTGAGATGTTCCCAGAGGAGAAGTCCCTCTACGAGTTTGTGTTTACCGAAGCTCAAGAGACCATCAAGGACGCTTTCCGAAACGCTCAAAGCCTCAACTCCAAGAACATGATCATTTTGGAGTGTCTTCTCCGTGCCAGGCAATGTATGATTCATCCCCAAATGTACATGAATGGTGTGGCTTTCAAAAATGGAACTGCCCCCACAAAGTGGGAGGGGCGCTCTAACAAGATGGAGACCCTCTTCAAGTGTTTGAAGGAGCATCCAAATGAGAAAACCCTCATCTTCTGTCAGTTCAGGGGTGAGATGAACTACATCCAGTCCAAGCTTGAATGCCCTGTTTTCAGGATTGATGGATCAGTTCCAAAGGAGGAGAGGGTCAGGCAGGTCAATGAATTTAAGAAGATTGAATCCGGGGCCGTCTTCATCATCCAGATCAAGAGTGGGGGTCAGGGTCTCAATCTCCAAGAGGCTACCCGCGTTTATATTACAGCACCTGCTTGGAACCCGGCTACCGAGCTACAGGCGGTTGGTAGGAGTCACCGCACTGGCCAGACCCAAGCTGTTCATGTGAAGAAATTGGTCTACAAAGAGTGCCCAAGATTCATCAGTGTCGAGGAGGAGATGATGGCTCTCCAAGGTCACAAATCAATCGTGTGTGCAGAAGTCCTCAACGATGAAAGAATTGAGAAACAAATACCTGTGAACAGGACAACGGATAAGATTTCCATCTTGGACATCAAGAAAATTTTCCACGCTTAATGTAAAAATGACTGTTGGTTCCCGCGCGGAAGTTTTCCATGGTAATGCCGATAAGACTGCTGGTGGTCTCACCAAGAAAGATCTCAAGATGAAGGATGGCCGGATCGTCTCCAAGGCGGCGAGCAAGGCTGCGCTCGATCGTATGAAGAGCGAGGGTAAGAAGGCTATGGTGAAGGTGTTCAAGCCCAAGAAGACTGGCTTCAAGCTTCAGCCCAAGGCTGGCACCAAGGAGTATGAGAAGAAGATAGCTAAGATGCAGTAAAATTTTGTCTATATAATGTAAGAATGTCTCTCAAACGCTGGGAAGACTCAGTGAAGATCGCCAAAATTAGACTAGGTTTAAACACAACTGAATTTATGAAAATTCAAGGTAAATTACTTAAGGAGGCTCAGACCATCTACCGTATTTTGATGTTGAATAAAAATGTCAGTAAAAAGTAATAATGGCTTCCAATAATCAAGGCCAAGGTCCCAACAACGCCGCTCGTAACCCCAGTGTTGCCGTGAAAAATAACAACAAGGGCAACAATGGTAACAACAAGGGTAACAACAAGGGTAACAATGGTAACAAGTTACTCAACGGTTTAACCAAGACCCCCAACAATGCTCGTGGTAACAACAATAGGAACAACAATGCCCGTAACGGTAACTCGATGATGGCCCGCGCTCGTGGTAAATCCCTAGCTGAGCAGGCTCAATCCCAAGGTTACGCTATGGCGCAGAAGGCCCACGAACAGGCTCTCGCCATGGTTCAGCAGGCCCAGGCCCAAGCTCTTGAGAAGGCTAAGCAAGTTGCTATTAAGAGGGGTCTTCAGTTCAACGCTAATGTACCTACCAACTACCTGGATTCTCAGGGACGTCGGATAATGCAGGGAGCGAATGGAGGTACATATGTGAACACTTCAAGTGGGCGCAATTACAAGCCTACTCCCGCGTTTCTTAATCAAATGGGAACTAATGTAGTTTCACAGGTTGCGGGTAACCCACCCAATCTAGGTAACCAACCCCCACCAAACAACTAAATAATAATATAGTGATATAGTAAAACATAATGGGTTTCGGTGCTATGGCAAAAATGGCTGCGAAGGCTGCCGCGAAGCAGGCGAAGGCTGTGGCCAAAGACGCTGCTAAAGAGGTAGCTGCTGATATCAAGGGTGCGGCTAAGAATGCCGCTAAACAACAACTGAACAAGGCGAAGGCCGCCGCTGTAGGTGCTGCGACCAACCAGATCACCAAGGCTACCGGTGCTCTTAACCAAGCGCAGGCTAGGGCCGCGCAGAGGATTGGTGCTGCTCAGATCGGTGTCCAAGCTGGTCTCCCTGTGATGGCTGGCCCCCGTGGAGGTAACTTCAGGCTTAATGCCAAGGGCCAGCGTCTTCCCGTCTTACCTGTTAGGCGTTAGGTAGAACAAACTGAAATCCCTTTAGATTTTGGGGTTCATAAACCACAAGTTGATATAATTTCCAAGTACATCCAAACATCCTATTCAAGAAATACACGCTATTGAGTTCAACAATAGCATGCCCAGAATTCCTTGCATAGAGACCGTTTGTAACCTCATCCCTAATGGGATTCTTGTCAGAATTGTAAACCGTAGCTTTGATGTTATCTTCCATGTCAGTATCAACCTTCACACGAAATTTGGGCTCGCGGTCAGCTGACTCCTTAACATTTGAATTGAACATTGGTTGAAGCTCTTCCTTAGTCATTGGTTTACCAAAAATAGCTTCACTTTGTTCAACTACGGAATCAACAATCATGTCTTCAATTTTTCGGATAGAATCGTAAAACTTCTTCATATAACTCCCATCTTCATCAAATCCCTTGATAGCAAAATCAATATTGTATTTCGTCTGACCTACCTCTGGTGTAAATCCAGATACTCCAAACGGCATGTACATACGGGGAAACTGCATGCGAAATGGAGTTCCTTGCTTCGTACTAATAACGATCTTTCTGTTGTTGTATTCGTTAATTTGAAGACTTTCAATTGCCTTGTCCATGACTAACTGTACAACAAGTGAAAACTTTAAGCTGAGCAAGCCACACATTCTGGCTCTAAACTGAACTGGATTGGTCGAGCCTTAGCCTTAGATCTCAAATAATACATTCCCGTTTTGAGGCCAGATTTCCACGCATACATATGCATGGATGAGAGTTTAGACATAGTTGGACTCTCCATGAAGAGATTCATAGACTGTGATTGATCGATAAAACGGTTCCTGTCTGCCGCCATGTCAATAATAACTTTTTGACTAATTTCCCATACAGTTTTATAAAGACTCTTAATATCATCTGGAATGTCTGTTATATTCTGTACTGACCCACCAGCTTTAACCATGAGGTCCTTCATTTCTTTTGACCAGAGACCGCGTTCTTTTAGGGCATTTACGAGATGATTGTTTACAACCACAAATTCACCGGCGAGTGTGCGCCTCAGATAGATGTTGGTCGTGTAGGGTTCAAAGCATTCATTATTGCCTAGGATCTGCGCTGTAGAGGCTGTAGGCATAGGAGCGAGAAGAAGACTGTTCCTAAGACCCTTCGTCTTCACACGTTCTCGCATCGCATCCCAGTCATAGCGACCACTGAACTTCGTCTCACCCTCCCACATGTCTGGCTGAAGAATGCCTTGAGATGCTGGAGAGCCCTCAAATGTCTCGTAGGATCCATCCGTTTCCGCAAGCTCGGAGCTGGCTTCAAGAGCTGCGTGATAGATAGTCTCAAAGATGTGTGCGTTCAGCGTACGTGAATCATCGCAATCGAATGGGAGACCACACATTATGAATACATCTGCCAGACCTTGAACACCTAGACCAATGGGTCGGTGTCTCATATTAGAGCGCTTAGCAGTTTCAACTGGATAAAAGTTACGATCAATGACTCTATTGAGGTTTCGGGTGACAATCTTCGTCACCTCATGAAGTTTATCAAAATCAAAGGTTTTGAGTTCCTTATTCACATATTTGGGGAGCGCAATGGAAGCGAGATTACATACAGACGTTTCGTCAGCATCAGTGTATTCAATGATTTCTGTGCAAAGGTTAGAACTCTTAATCGTACCAAGATTTTTCTGGTTAGACTTTCGGTTGCATGAGTCCTTGTAAAGCATATAAGGGGTTCCAGTCTCGGTCTGACTCTTCAAAATAGCCTTCCATACATCAGCTGCGGGTACGGTGGCAGTAGCTAGACCCTCCTCTTCATACTTTGTGTAGAGAGTCTCAAACTCTTCACCGTATACATCTGATAGACCCTTAGCCTTGTCTGGGCAAAAGAGTGACCAGTTACCATTCTCTTCAACCCTCTTCATGAAAAGGTCAGGGATCCAGAGAGCGGAGAAGAGATCTCTACACCTCGCTTCCTCATCACCTTGATTGAGGCGAAGTTCAAGGAATTCCATGATGTCCGCATGCCATGGCTCAATGTAGACCGCAATCGAACCCTTGCGTCGACCGGCTTGATTTACGTACCTAGCTGTGGCATTGAAAACTCGCAGCATTGGAATGATACCATCGGATTGTCCGTTAGTTCCGCGAATCTTTGCCTTATTAGCTCTTATAGCGTGAACGTGCATCCCGATCCCTCCAGCCCATTTTGAAATCTGTGCACATTCTGTTAGAGTGCCGTAAATTCCGTTAATTGAGTCTTCTTTACTCGCGATTAGGAAGCAGCTAGACATCTGAGGCCTTGGAGTACCCGCATTGAAAAGGGTTGGAGTGGCGTGAATAAACATACCCTGACTCATTTTATCGTAAGTCTCAATCACAGCTGGAATATCCTTGCCGTGAATGCCAATGGCTACACGCATAAACATATACTGTGGAGTCTCCACCAATCGTCCATCAACGCGTTGAAGGTAACTCTTCTCGAGAGTCTTGATACCAAAATACCCAAAATCAAAGTCCCTATCAGTCTTAATAGAGTCCTTAACCTTGAAAGCAACTTCTGAAACCTCTTCGGTAATTATACCTGCTTTCAGAAGTTTCCTCATAGCGAGATGGAAGTTGTTGGGACATACCTTTTGAATATTACTCGCCACAATACGAGTGGCCAAAATCTCATAGTCTGGGTCAGATGTAATCATTCCAATACAAATTTCGGCAGAGAGTGTATCTATTTCTTGAGCACTGATCATATCATACATGGATGAGAAGACCTGTTGCGCAACCTTGGAAGAATCGCAGTTCTCAGAAAGTCCATACGTTAAGTTCTTGATCCTATTGGTGACATTATCAAATTTCATATCCTCAATACGACCTGAGCGTTTAATTACCCTCATATACCTAATGTTCTAATTTTATTTTTAACTTACTTCTTTCTCAAAGGTAAATCCCCACTTCGGACGGTAGCCGTTCCGAGGGTCTCCATGCGACGATCGGGCTGGAGAAGGTAGGTGTTCACGTAGAAGGGACCGGTCTCACCGGGCTTGGCGACGGGAGCATACGAACCAACAAAGCAGGAGGGAGCACTGCACTTAATAGTGTCAACAGAATTGGGACCCTTGGCATAAGCCTCATCAAAGTCCGAGTAGTTCAGCATTTAATATCTACAGACAATTTTTTTCGGGGTGTATATTAAATGAGTAATCTTCACCTGAATTCTGTGAAACAGTGTGAGACTCCATTGAACGGACTTTTCTTCTCTGAATTCAACAAAAATCTTCTTCAGAAGGCTATTCGTCAGGCCTTTAAGGATCGTACTGGTATATCTATCGATTACCAAAACCCTGATGATCTTTACGGTATCATGCGTGTCGTCTTCATCAACAACTCCGGCAACCATCACAAAGAGGTCAATAAGCAAGTCAAGGCTATGAACTCCCGTGTCATCGAGACTGCTTTGTCTCAAATTCAAACCGGGGTCAGCCAATACATCGCCTATGTAAGTGACATTGACACTACAAGGACCCTTCTTGATCAACCCATTAACACGAGCACCGTCGGAAAGAAGCTCCCTTATAACAAGAAAATTGGATTATGAGTTAACCATATTAAAGTTACGCGGTTAGGAAGAATTAAGTATGACTCTTAATTATTACAAAAATGAAACCGAAAGGGTTTGCAAATCTAAGGGGTGGGATCGCGCACCCATAGATACCGTATGGCTTCTTCTCTCTGAGGAGGTCGGCGAACTCGCATCAGCGATTCGACAATACAAGAAGATGTACAAAAAGACGAATCTTAAGAAAGATCGTGGTACAGATGTGATGATGGAAATGGGGGATGTATTTAGTTACCTCTTTCAACTCGCACACATGTTGAATGTCGATCTAGACCAAATGTGGGAAGAACATCGTTTCAAAATGAACGACAAAAAATATAATCTGAAGTAATAGTAATTATGAGTAAGATTATGCTCAATGACGAAGATGCTATTAATGACGTCAACCCATTTGTCAAACATGATTTCTCCCTTCCAGGGAGTGTAAGACAGACTGGGGGTTTTGATAACTTTACTAAGACTCCCACAGGAGAAGGTATAGTTGGCGCCAACGAGAGTGTTTATTGCAGCTACGCATTATGTGAGACTGCCGAAAAGCCATCCGCCGTGTTCACCAACATTCATCCTAGAAGAAACATTGACACGGGTTTTACTTGTGGCCCAGATGAAAAGATTAAGGTTGGTATTGCGAAGGAGGAAAGGATTCCTTACTTTGGTATCTTCCTTATCGCGCTCTTTATAGCTCTTGTTGTATCAATTGTAAGACGTTGAAGAAGTACTCTAAACGATCTAGTTTGACACATTCCTCAATAGAATGGTGTAGATGCTTTTTACAGAACTTAGTAATGAAATCTCTCTGCCAAGCACTTTTCATATTTATAATGGGTGGCTGGAAGCTGGGATCTAGAATTTTAGTAGCGTGTGTGAGACGGATATAGGTGTTCAAATCACGCTTAGTCATGAGAATCTCATCTAGGAGTAGTTCAGCCATTCTCTGTCTAACCTCAATGGTTTTAGAAACCATTATGTCCAAAAACTTGAGATAGGGGATCGAATGTTTCTTAGACTCAAATACCTGCCAATCCGCCAATGGCTCTGTATTCATATAATCCGTGAATGTTTGGTACCCCTTTCCGCGAATGTAAGAATCGTAAACAATTTCCACATAAGTGAGATCAGATTCTACGTCATGTACAACTTTTGCACACTTAAAGAAAGAACTCATCTACTCACATAAAGAATATATTCTTTAAACACCTAAGTTGCACTCTAAGTGTTCTTTATTTTATGGACAAATGTACTCTACTATCGCAAACAACTCATTTTCCTATCTCCTCACTATTGATGAGTTTAGGAAAGGCCTACCCGAAGATATAAGACCTTCGTGGATAAAGATTACAACAATCACAATGGTTTCCAACTTCGTTCAAAATATTGACATCAAACGTCTTCGCAAAGTCTTTGAAGCTATTGGCACATACAAGATGAAGCGTTGTGGCACTGATGGCAGCACCAACGGTGGTTTTGAGTGGAAACTGAAACCAACAACCTTTTACAACCAAGTTACACTGACCTATCATGACTCCTATAGCACTAAGTCTGTCAAAGTTTTCCCCAATGGCTCTATCCAGGTTGCCGGATGCTGTGATCTATTTGATTGCAAGCGTATCATTACCCAGCTTATTCACATCTTCAAGGTCTTTTTGAATCTGGAAATCAAAGTTCCAGTTGACTCTTTCAGAGTCGTCATGATCAACAGCAACTTCTCTCTCAACTACAACATCAACCTCATGAAGGTAGCTGATTGGTTCGAAAGCTACAGTGACATCTTCAAAGTCTCCTTCGAACCAGATCGCTATTCAGCCGTGAAAATCAAGTTCAAGCCAGCCCATGAGATGAAGGAGATCACATGCAGCATCTTTAGCACAGGAAAGATTATTATCACTGGAGCAGAGACTCTCAAAGAGATTGCTTTTGCTTACAATATCATTAACCAACACATCAATGAGAATTCCGAAATCCGTGTTTCACGAACAGAGGACACTGATGTGTTTGATGTTTTCTTGGGCTACAAATGTGAACCTCTTATTCATCATTTGAAGCAAAAGGGATTCAACTCTTGGGTAAAAACGATTACGAACAGACAAATTAATTTCTGATATAATAGTAATTAAAAATGTCGCAGCGACTTGGTATGGCCGACGGACGTTGTTTCACTATCAACACTTCAGCCCAACTTTTCAACAACTATGTGATGAAGCAGAATAGCATTCCTTTTGAGGACAACTATTCTTACAGGCAGCTCCTTCAAAAGCAAGGACCCGAACTTCTTTCCCAGATCCAAGATCAACAGGGTAAGAATGACAAATGCAATAGCTGTGACAAGCCTCTCGTAGATGCCTCCAAGATCTACTAACTGAGCTAAATCACAGGAAAAACTTTAACACCATACTCTAGAATGTCGACATGTGCTATATGCCTCAACGAAGTCAAATCAACGAGGAACAATCCTCCGATTCGTTGTGGACATGTATTTCATTCCCACTGTCTAGAGAGATGGAAAGCCCAAGGTAAGAACACCTGCCCAACGTGTAGAAGAGTATTTGACGTTTCACAGTTTAAAGTAGAAGTCACGATTCATAATAATTACACACAAGTTTCTAATGTCGTCTCATTAAACGAGGAGTCTATGCTAAATGTTTTGGATATGTTTGATATATCCTTTGACGCAGATGACGTTCTAGATTTAAACAGTATCCTATCAGACCTTGGGATAGCCCTTGCCGACTTTGATTCCTCTGTCCTTGACGCAGAAAGCTGAGCAGTACTTATCGTAGTCTAATTCTTTATACTTCCTAGACGCAGTACGAGGATCCTTAATCACCTTACCATTCGCATCACCTAAGAGGGGTCCAGTGGCCCAGCCACGCTTGTGACTAAAAACATTAGCCTTGAAAACTATACGTTTTCCAACCTTGAATGGACCAGCCTTCTTAACCCTGTATTCAGGGATCTTAAAGAAACTTGCCACAGACTTAATAGTATCACCAGGCTTGATTTTATACTCGACGACGCCATGTTGCTTGTAAAAGTGGAAGTCACCTTGTCGAATATAATTTGTAGGCCTACCAGACGATACGAACATCATGATCTTATAGTACCCCTTCTTGCATTTCTTGTCCCCATCAACCTTATATACCGACTTGGGGTTGTCCGAAATAACGCGCCTTGGGAGATCTTTACAAGTGGTGTAATCATGTCTGACGTTAGATAACCCAGACCGATCACCTGGGATGGATTTTTGCCAACGGTATGCCATGTAATCTCCTACCGCATATGCGTAACAGTTGTTGTTTGGTATACCTTTGTTAGAACCCCAGCGGCGATTTGAAAATTTACTTTCAGACCCACTCAAGGGAAGTTCCTTGGTCTTCTTGGGCATCTTATAGTGTAGCTAGAAAAAAATATCAGTTATTAATAAAAATGTTCGCCAACCTTGCCAAGTCTGAAAACAAGTCCGATATCGTGAGGGAGCTCCTCGTCTTCGTGCTCTCCATCCTTATCAGCACCTTCATCCTCCGCCTTGTGTGGAACTCCTCGCTTGTCAAGCACATTACCGTGCTCAAGCCTATCAACTCCATGCTTGATGCTTTCATCCTCTCCATTTCCATCAGGGTAATTGCCGGTCTTGACCGTTAAACTTCGGTATAACCGACGGACTTTTTACCATCTGGATGAATAATGGTTGGAAAACCACTAACACCAGCACAATCATTATTAGCGCAATCGATAAACTCAAACTGTTTACCGGAATTCTTCATAAATTCTAATTGCTTACGAGTCCATCCACAGTCCATGGTCCCATAAACAATCCATTTTTCATTCGAAGTGGCCACCGTAACAGGCTTGTTACCCGTCTCTAAGAGAATGTAGACATTTAGAATGATGAGTATAATCACGAGTAACATTTACAATATTCAGACAATTTAATCACAGATCTTCTTTTTGAGCATTTCGTGTTCCTTCTTTGTTAGACCGTTAACGTAATTTCCTATTTTCTTTTCAGCTGTGGAAGTCTTAGCCTTAGGAGTTTTATGCGCGTACGCAACCGCTGGATTGGTTGGTCCATTCCTGAGAGGCCTTGATTCGTTCATCTTATTTGCACGTTTTTTCATAGCGTTCTTTTCCCGTGCCAATAATTCCATGAATCGTTTATTATTCGCGTTGGACCATGTAGCCTTAGGTGTGACCGTCTTGAAACGGCCTCCAACAAACTTAATATTCTTACCAGCCTTTATGGCGTTCCTTACGTTTTGAGGTGTCTTCATGTTAAAAGGTTGACCGCGTTCGTACCTCTTCACTCGAGCCTTTTCCGACCATGTTGGCTGTGCCCTCCTTTCCCTCTCAGCCTTATTCTTAGCCAAAGCCCTGTCATACGCAAACTTTCTCACATACTCGCGCTTCTTACCATTTACGTCAACGAAAGTGTACCGTTGCTTGAGACGAACGGGTGTGGGTGTCTTACCCTTGGTGGCCTTGATTTCCTTGAGTTTGGCGTTCAGCTTGTTTGCAGCCTTTTTCCTTCCACTCTCGATCTCCCTAGCGAGATTCATTATATTGGAGGGGGACATCTCTCCGTAAGGTGCGTTAGGAGTGGCCGTCTTAATCTCGGGAACTGGGTTGGAGCGTGCAGCACCGGGCCTTCTTTGAGCTGGTTTGGCTTTATTCTTGTTAGCGGCGAGTACAGCCGCAGCCTTCTTAATCGCGTTGTTCATCTTCTTCTTCCTTTCCGCAGTTGAGAGCTTGGGACTAGGGGTCTTGGTCTTAGCCTTGGGAGTCTTAGCCTTGACGGGAGTCTTAGCCTTAGGAATCATTCCGAGAGCATTCGCGAGAGTCTTTGGTCTATTTG